CACGATCTGATTAAGCATTTGCAGAACGATTTAAAAGACGCCATCAAAGCGTACAGGGAGTTAATTAAATGATTGCAACAGTTTTTGCCCTGGCCATAGGTGCCATTATTGGCGTGGGGACGTTAGTCCTCTTCGCTATGTTTTTGGCACACGTTCAAAATGAGGACAGTCCACCAGATTGGAGAAGTTCCCACCCCAACGATTCTTCGGGTACAGACTCTCCCAATATGCCCCAAGAGGGGCAAGAACCGCCTTATCCCAAATGATCTTGCCGTCTTTAAAGAAGTTCAGGTCGATGGCGCAACGCTTCAAGTGGATGCTGTTCATGGTTTTGGAGCGGCCAGTTTTGAAGTAGATGGCCTGTTGCTCAGGCGTACGCGCCAACTCACCGCCAGTGACCACAAAGCCTTGGTCGGTGGCGTGTTGGATCAGTTTGCAAACGTCCAACAGGAATGCAGCTTGTTCTTGGTTTAAGCTCATTTCTTCCTCATTTCCGCTAATTTTTCAACCGTGCGACCACCAAAGTAGGCACCCATGATCAACATGCCCCAGTTGCCCAGCAGGGTGACGTAGGATTCGTTTGCGTTGTATCCGAAAGCTGACATCATGGCGAACAGAAAGTACCCCAAAAAGATCGCTATGAGCGACATGGGGCGTATGTTCTTGGACAGCCAAGAGTCAGATGCCATGTCGGCTTGCCAGCGGTCTGTGATGTTGTCAGCGTCGTTTTGCGCGGCTTTGGCCAACAGTTCAAGCTCGGCCAATTCCATCTTGGCTTTTTCAACGCCCAACTCTAGCAAGCGCTCTTCATGGTCATACTGAAGCTGGCGCAGCTTGCTGACGTCTTCGGGCGTGGGGTTGTCGGGTATCTTCACGCCAAGCGTGTTCTCGACCACTTCCTTGCCCTTGGCTTGGATGGCGCTGGAGAGTAGCGTCAGCCCATTTTGGGCAAGACTACCGAGGAGGGATGCGACTATTGGAATCATCTCTTTTTTCCTTTTCAACTTGTCTACGCACTTTTTCCATTTTCTCAATCTGCGCTTGCGCTTCCTTTTTGGTTTGCAGCACATCCATGTACAACATCCCAAGGAGCGGAAGCATCAGCACTACCAGAATACACGCCGCTATCCACCCCACAACTATCTCCCAATCCTGTACAAGAGGCCGAGGAGCAACCACATATATAGGAGGAATAGGATAGTTGCTAGCAGGTACGCCTGCCTTTCCTTTAGAAGCCTTTCTTCCTCCTTGCGTTGCCATGATTCATCATCCCGTTTCTTCCTTGCTTTGTCTTGCTCTACCTTGATGACATCCCGCATATCAAACACTTTGCTATACAAAGCTCCCATCTCTTTAGGAGCGCCGTACACCATCGCCTCTCTTATCTCAGTCTCCAGCAACGCCATTTGGTCTTGCGCCATGACCCGCTTCAGCGCGGCTTCCATCAAGTTGGCGTCAGGGTCGTAGACGTTCCTGCTCTTTTCTTCTTCTTCTCTTATATGGGCAGCGAGTTGCTCTTGCAGTTTGAAAAACTGGGATAGCTGACTAACGATGTCCGCCATGACTTGGGTTTCGTCAACGGCAACGTAGGCTTCCTTTTTCGCCACAGACTTGGTTTGGGCGGCTGGCGCTGATCCGAAGAGCTTTTGCCAAAAACTTCTGACTTGCTTTGCATCTGAGACTACCTCATCAACAGTTTTCTTGATCTCCATGAAAGACGTTTTGGCATCTTTGTAGAGTTTGCATCCTTGCTTGATGGCGGCAACGCAGGCGTTGGCGGCAAAGAGGATGCTAAGCGGGTCAATTTACAGCCCCAAGACTTTTTTGACCAACTCACCGGCAAAGCCTGGGCCAAACAGCACAGCAGCAATAACAATGTAAAGCAAGTACTCAATCCGCGTCATGCGCTTGTCGCCATCGATGAATGACTTCTCAATGGCCGCGTAGCGTTCAGCGCAGACAGCTTCGTGTACTGCTATCTTGGTAGGTGTATCGTCAGTCATGGTGCAAGATTGTTTTTGTTTGTGCCGCCCACTAATTTATTGCGGATAGCTTCACGGGTTTTGGGGCCTTGACCGCCATCAGACGTTGGTCGAGGCGCGCGTAAGTTTTCCTCAAGCGTTGATAGCAGATCAAGCATTTGATCTCGCTTAACGCCTGCGTCAAATTTGGTTTGCTCATTGGCCGCGCGTTGCGCAATCTCATCAAACATCGCTGCTTTTTCACGCGCTTTGGTGTAGGCTTCAGCAACCCATTGCCGGTCCATCATTTTTTGAGCAATGGCTTTATCACTCAGTTTGGTGTAGCCAGTACCTAAGTCTTTGATGTCAACAGTTGCTTTTTCCCACGCAATTTTTTCAGCCGCTGTCAGGTCAAACAATTTACCGGCGGTAACTTTTTTGGCCGCTTCGTCAAGTGACGACAGATTTCGGAATGTCTCAGGCGTTGCGCCTTTGATGCCTTGGCTGGCTTCACGCATACGGCCAGTGATGGGATCAAAGTCAAGGATGACTTCACGGGTGGCTGGCCTACGGGTGGCGGCTTCAGCGGCGGCTTGTTGTGCTTCAGCTTGCTGGCCCAAAGCGCGAGACACGCCTGCGCGGCGCGCATCTTCTGCACGTAAAGCGTTAATGGTGCCTTCAGGGCTAGGCGCGGCCAATTGAGGTGGTGTTGGCTGCACACCCGCTCTGACTTCAGGCCTTGGGCGGGTCATTATGAAGTTGGGGCGGCTGAACGCTTGTGCAGCGGTAATCGGTGAGCCGTCTTGAGCGTAGCCCACAATGTCAGTTGGTTGCACCAACGCATTGCGTGGGTCAAACGGCACAACAGCTTGGCTCTGGGGAATAGGCGCGGTGGCTGCGGCAAGCTGGTTGGTAGGAATGCGAAAGTCTTGCAAGTTCAAGCCAGCTTGGTAACCAGGCGACGCTATGCGTTTTGCAGCCAATGCGCCAATACCTTCGCCTAACCCGCCACCTATCAAACCCCCAACGATTGCGCCTGTCAAACCAAACTGTGAGCCAATTAACGCGCCGCCACCGCCTGCCAAGCCAGCACGACTAAGGCGAGGCAGGTCATAAAACTTGGACGCTGCTTGCGTTGTAAAGACATCAGGAAAGTTGCCTGCAATCTTGCCCAACGACGCAATGTCGCCGGTCAACGCGTTATCTTTAGATGTGATCCGCGCCAGCTTAGACACGTCCACCATGCCCGTGTTGAGGTCAGTCGCGCCTTCGTAAACGTATGTACGCGCCATCTTTTGACGCGCGTCACGAAACTGATCCAACAGCTTAGGGTTAGATATGTTGGACTCAAGCATTGACTCCAACTGATTGGCAATAGCCAAGTTGGCGTCTGCAACGGCCAATTGCTTAGGCGTGGCGTTTTGATTGTTGTATATTTTTTTGGCGTCTGAGCGAAGGTTTCGCACGTTGTCAAGCAATTCAGCACCAGTAAACCCAGCTTGCGTTTTAGCTATTGCGTCGTCAACCAGTTTGTTTACTTTTTTGGCGACGCCTTCGCCACCAATTAATTTATCGTTTCTGCGTAAATCGTTTAGGTTTTTAAGCGCAGTTTCATCGGCCACCATTGTTGGCAACTTACGTACTTCATCGTACGGCGCAGCTAATTTAGCGCGCGCGTCGTTAAACGGTACGTCGCTGGTCAAAGATACAGTTGGATCAAGCCCTAGCTCGTTTTTTGCAATTTCATTGACGCGGGGGCGGTTAACTTCGGCCAATGCTTCAGGGCCGCGTGGCCCAGCAGCGGCTGAATAAGCCCTAGATGAAATTGATGGATCAATATCCGCAGGGTTAAGCGCCAGTTTTAACCGTTGCGCTTCCGCAGCCGCGTCAATTTGAGGGCCTTTAGCGTAGGATTCTGCTGACCGGCGTTCGCGTCCTTTTTGAAGCATAGGCTCAAACGGCATTTGCAAACCAATTTTGGCTTTTTCAACCGCCGGCGCAACGGCTTGCTTGACTGCTTTGACTACCGGCGGCACCACTTTGGGCGCGGTCAGCGTTGCGGTTGCAATATAGCTTTCAACGTCTGCTTGTGGCAGGCCGGTGTTTTCAGAAATCCACTTGGCACCTTTTTGAAAGTTTTGGCCAATGAAATCCATTATTTGACGACCAGCTTCTTGCTGATACTCAGGCGTGTCAGATACACCAAACGCTTTGCCAAAAGGTTTATCTACCGCGCTTACCAATCCTTGCGTAATAGCTTGCGCTTCATCAGCCGAACGGCCCACACGCGCAAAAGGATACGCAAGATATTGCACTGCCCCTGGGATGACGCCGCCCACAGTTACGTCGGCCAACGATGCGGCAGAACGGCCAAATTGAGTCAAAGCGCTTGGCGATTGACGTGGGCCAGGCATTCCGGTTGGCGCAGGCATAACCGCAAATTGCGTAAATGGATTTTCTTGCGGAGCGGCAAACTCAGCAAAAGGATTAGTGGCCATTTATTTGCCTCCTCTAGCACGTTTTGCGGCACCGGCTCCAAATATTGCGTCAAACTGCGCGTCTGTTCCTTTACCCGATTTAAGCGCGTCAATTGCTGCTTGAGGTATGGTTGTAGCCGCAGGCGCTGCCCGACTCTGGCCAGGGATTTGGTCTACCGCATTGACGCTATATTTTTTAAGCACGGGGCTTTCAAACAAAGATTTACCACCGTCGCCAGCGTACCAAGCATCTTCAGCGCCTTCAAATGTCTTATTCTTTTCGCGCCAAGCCGCGTAAAACTCACGTTGCTTAAGGTCGCGCTGGAGTTGAGCTTTGGCCACGTTAAGCACAAATTTGTTGGCTTCTTTAGTGTTGCCCAACTGAGCGCCGGTCGCAGTAATGCGTTGGGCGTCTGATTCTGTTTGCGGGCCCTTTTGTTCCAACTGACGTTGCAAGACCGCAGCGTTGGCGCTGGCCAAAAAGGTTTGCGCGTCTGTTGCAAAGTTTTTTGCGTCTTGTACGCCAAGCGCGCCCAATACTCTAGCGCCTGCGGCTATTGTTTCGGTTCCAAAGCCAGTATCAAACCCTTTATCTAGGATAGCAAGATTGCTTTCAATTGCAGGCAATGATTTTGTAGCGACTGTTGCTTGCGCTTTTATGTTTTTAAAGTCATCAATTAAAAGTTTGCCGTACTCAATTTTTTCGGCTTTTTCTTGTGGGCCGTAAGATACTGATGTCTTAGGCGTTGAGATAGCCTTAAAGTCGGCAAACGAACCTCTGTAATTGCCGCCCGCAGGTGTTTTTGCAAACTCAAAATTTCGCACCAATTCAGTTTGAGTAGGTGGTTTTTCAGGCGCAGCAGGCGCTTGCTTAAATGTTCCAGCTTGTGGGTCGTACACAGAACTGCTTGCAGGCACAACCGTTGGCTTCATGCTGTCAAGAATTTGGCTAACGCTTTGCATTGACCCCATACGCAATTTGTCAAAGTTTCCTGTTTCAATTGCTTTTTGCAAAGTTGCCAGGCCTTTTTCTGGTGTTGCGCCTACGCTTTTCAGATAAGGCCCAAGCACTGGATCAGCGTGTATAGATTGATGCAAAGCTAAATACGCTTCAGGCGTATCTGCCATGCGGTACGCCTCTGGAAGCAATGCCAGTTTATCAGTCAACAACTTAGTTTGTTTAATTTGCCCCTCAGTACGCGCGGTGTCTTGTTCAGACAGCGCTTTGCTGTACGCCAAACCGGTTTTGCCAAACTTTATCAAGCCTGTACGGGCTTCTGGCTTGCTGAGATCAGACTGCCCCAAATAATTACGCAATTGATCTTCTTCAGCGCGCGCGCGTTCGTATTCTTGCATTTGCATCCGAGCAAGTTCATTTTGCTGCTGCGCGTTTTGAATACCCGCCATTTGGCTGTACCTTGCCATTGGGTCGGCAACTTGAAGTGGCTGAACGCCAAGTGCAATTCTAGGATCGATGGGCATGATGTGACCTTAAAAATTGATCATATTGAAGGGGTCAAAATTGTTAGGGCCGCCGAGCGCACCACCACCGCCATATTGACTGCTTCGCATTGCGTTCATCATATTTTGACCTTGGCTGTAATTTAGGTATGTATTTAAACCACCGGTCATAGCATTTGCTTGACCAACATACCCCGCTGCGCGAGCGTTAGCGCCGCCCATATATGCTTCGCCAACATTAGACGCCATGTTTTGAGCAATATTTCCAGCGCCAGTTGCATAGTTTTGGCCAGCAGTGCCAATTGTGTTAGCGGATGTTTGGCCTACGCCCGCCATAGATGCAAGACGGTTGTAACCTGTAGACTCACGATTTACATCAGCGTTGTAGCTTGTTAATGCTCGGTTGTAACCTAGGGCCTCACGATTTACACCAGCGTTGTAGCGTGTCAATGCTCGGTTGTAGGCATTTCCATATTCTTGGCTACCCATCTCTTGTCCATAGCGTGCTGCGGCCTTGAGAGCGCCGCCAGAAATCAGGCCGCCACGAGCTGCCGCTTGACGATCAAGTGCTTTTTGGCCTTCTTTTAATCGAAAGGCGTAGCCAGGGTCTTCACCTAAATTAACCTTGCCTGTAAATACGTCAGGCATTTTATTGTATTCAAATGCGGCAGGCATTTTATCGTACTGCGCTTGCATTTTGGCTAACGCATTTGTGCCAGCCTTGTAAAAAGGCTGTTGGCGAGTTATGCCCTCTTCATACATACGCTTTTGAAGAGCCAATTGCTCGCTAGCAGTTTGGCGTTGAAGTTCTGCGGTACGATCTGCTGCGCCAACTTGTGCATTAGCAGCGCTACTAGCCGCGTCTGCACTAAGAAAACCGCTAACTACTGTGGCTCCTGCGACCCAGAATGTCATGGTGACACCTCCAAAACTTCTTGTTTAAGTATATTACCTGATAGATACATTGTATTGTTTTCAACCTCAACTAGCTCGGCTTCAACTTCTTCAATTGATTTTTCTTCAATTGCGTGAAAAGTCATACACAAAGCGTCAGTTTCCGCAAAAACGGCGCGTTTTGTGCCAGGCTTGCTTAGAAACAAATGCGGCCCCGTGACGGTATGTACGCCGTCATCTGCGGTAATTGATACGGTGCCCGACACAATTAGGTACATATGTTCTTTTTTATGCACTGCACCAACTACTAATACGCCAGCATGACGAAACACTTCGCGGCAATACATACCACCATGAAAATAATGCTTTGTCTCAGGCTGATATTGAGGCAGTTTAGACAGCTCTACCTGTAACGCTTCGACGCGTTCTTTCAGGTTTGACTCAACGGCAATGTCGTTCATTTTATTCCAAAAGAAAGTTGTTGTGGGCGTGTTGCACCAAGATGCGGGTTTCTTTAGCATACACGCCAGAACTGAAATGGTGATGAATCATACGATACTCGTAATAATGCCGTCAGTGACGGTGACTGTTTTTAAATCAACAGTAGTGAATGATCCAGATGCGCCAGTGTTCTTGACAGATATGGTGCCAAGGCCCGTGATGTCGGTATTGGGGATTGTGGCAGATGCTGTGAAAGCCGACGTGCCATTGCCTTTGACATATCCCGTCAACGTAACTGCGCCTGTGCCACCATTACCCACAGCCAATGTTCCGCTAACATGGGTTGTCAAACCGATCTTTCCCCATGCAGGTGCCGTGTTAACGCCGCCTGAAATAAGCGCGTTGCCAGTAGCAACATCAGACAGTTTGGCTAATGTAGTGGTTGTATCTGCATACAGTAAATCACCAACTGCATAAGAGCCAAGTCCTGTCCCGCCATTAACTGCTATCAATGTGCCTGCAAGGGTTACAACACCAGTAGTGGCCGTTGCTGGTGTCAAGCCTGTTGTGCTGCCCGAAAAAGACAACACACCAGTGTTAGCTACGGTTACATTACCTGCTGCGCTGGACACTGAAATGCCTGTGCCAGCAATGTTTGACAGCACGCCCGTGTTAGCTACAGTAATGGTGCCAAGTCCATTGGTGACCGAAATGCCTGCGTTAACGCCAAGCGTATTTAGGGTATACCCTGTGCCATTGCCAATAAGCAATTGGCCGTTGGTTGGAATAGTGGATAACCCTGTACCGCCGCTAGCAACTGGAATAACGCCAACCCCACTACCAACCAGATTGTACAAACTATAGAACCACCGATACCACTCACGCGACACCGCGCCAGTGCGTTCGTCAATAATCGGCACCCGTGGGGGTGTGATTTGAGTGGAGTTTGGACTGGTGGCCATGATCAGGCATTAGTCGGGCTAATGATTAGTTCTGCGCCCATGATGGCTATTTTGTTGGGGTCAGTGCCTGAAAGTTCGTATACGCGGTCTCGCAGCTTCAATGTCATGCCAAGCCTGCGCCAAAAAGTTCGGTGGCCATACGCACCAAGTTTGCCTAGCGATGACCAATGTTCATTTGACCATGTGTGCCCACCATCGTCCGACCAACGCAACATAGCTTCGGGGTTGTACCCTGGTGCAGCGGGGTATGAATTAGTGACCAAGTTATAACCGCTAATGTCGGTATCTGGCACCTCAAATTGACCAAGAGGATTAAAACCATCTCCTGCTTCCGTAGTCAATGTATTTCCTGATTGGGTAGCCAACTGTACTTGTACATATTCAGCTATTAAATTTAAACCTGACTCAGTATCAATATTTTCGCTGTCGTATTCAGGGTATAAATTTAACCCCACACCTGTTTCACAATCTAATTGTAGGCTGTGATGCGCTGTGCGTTTAAGGTTGTTTGTGCCGGTGGGCAACGCCCGCCATGAGCGTAGCCACTTTTGAATGTCGCCATTGTCGGCGTACACATCTAAGTCAAACGTGTAGATGTTGCCGTTTTCAAAGTCGCCAACAATGATGTTGCCGCCAAAGTTACATTGGCAATTACTACGGTGCCGCATAAACTCGCCGTCGCTAAAGCCAGCTCGTTCATGCCATGCTTGCGTGGCTACGTCATACACCCAAGTAGCGTTACCGCTAGGAAACGTCAGCACATAAAAAGCATGGCCTTCTTGCTGGTATGTGTAGGCAATAGCGTCTGAAATGTTGCCGTATTGGGCAATGGCGTATTCAATAGCGTGAGTGGAAATACGAACGCCGGAATAGCCATTGGCTCGGTAGACAATACCTTGGCCACGGGCATCAGTGCCCAGCCAGAACAAGCCGTTGTCCATCTTAGCAATGGTGTACGCAGACACGCAGCCAATCTCGTTAAAAGCGCCTTGGATGCGTTCTAATGGAAAGTCAGGATTGCCGACGTTATACCAAACTTCAACAGAATCAGTGCCAAACACCCATAGCTCGCGGTGGTCAGCAATGATGCCCACCACGCCGTCAGGCGAACCTTCGGCGCTGGCAAAATCTAATGGATCGACTGATTGTCCATTAAGCAATTGCGACACCCAAAGAATTTGACTGTTGGGCTGATTAAAAACAAAATAGCCGTCAAGGTACGCTACTGTTACAGCACCAGCAAAATCAGGGTCGGTGATCTGAGCAAAGACGTTGGTGCTTTCGTTATAGATAAAACCGTCAGGATTGCAAGCCAAAAAGATTTGCGTTCCATTGTCAGCAATAGACACGGGGCCAGTGCCTGTCACGTTTCCCAACAGCGTAGGTGTGGCGGTTAAGCTAGTCAATTTAAAAAACTGATTGCCAGATACTACAAAAAAGTCACTGCCATTGGTTTGATGCGCCCACAAAGCTCGGATTGGGCCAACACCTACAGTTTGCAAAAATTTAAGACCAGGGGCACGGTTAAGAAACCCAGGCTCCTTGCCACCTTCGGGAATAACTTCGGGGAACAGATTGACCATGCGGTTGTTTGCCGCGTTAATACTGCGGGCAACATAGGCCGATCCTAAAATCGGCGTTTTCATTATGCGGCTACGCCTTTAATTACTGCAAAGTTAAATACTGGTGTTTCTGTAGTCGTGCCGCCAGTGGTGCGGAATGTAATGTTGAAACTTCCAGCAGCCACAGCAGTGACCATCAAGTCGTACAAGTCAGTGCCTGACTTTTGGTTTAGGATAATGACATCGGTTGCCGCTACGGTGCTGTTTGTCACTGTGAATGTTGCAGCCGTAGTTGAACCCGCCACACTGAATAATGTAATTGCACCTGTTGTTTTGTTAAGTGTTACGCCTGTAGTGCGACTTGTTATTTGCGTAACCGCGCCGCCTGCGCCTGTGGCATAACCCACGCCCGCAGTGCCCGTTGATGCAATTACACCTGTGGAGGTTAAACTTGTACCTGTAGCTGCGCCAATATTAGGCGCTGTAAGTACCATTCCTGTACTAGTGCAAGCGCTGATGTTACCACTAGCAACGGTTCCTAGAGCAGGCGTAACCAAGTTTGCATTAGTAAACAATAGCGCGTTAGTAATTTGTTTTGTTGTGCCCGCTTGAACAATGGGCAAAACATCGGTTGTAACGGCAGCGGTGGCTACGGGAAGAGCTGTGATTGCGATGGTGGCCATATTAGTAATTTCCTGCAAAAATGTTAAAACGTTGACGGGATGACACAATAGCGTAAGGCATAGACATAATGTCATCAGGATTGTTGATGCGCTTCAAATTGCGCTTGGAAGTCATTGCAATGCGTTGGACTTGTGGGCTTGGTTCCACACCAAACTCAGGTGCAATTTCCATAGCCAAGTTGTAGGTGAAGGCTCGCAAATAGCCTGGTGGAAACAGAATGTTTGTTGCCAAATTAGCTGGCTGGGTTAACTCTTCAACCGAAATAAAATGCCATTCCAAATCCCGTGTGGGTTTAGGATAGATGTACATATCAACGTCAGGGTAGGTCATGTTGATAAACAAGACTTGCGGATATGTAGATGTAACCGTCTTAACAGCAATACCGTCGTATTGTTGTTGATTAATCATTTTTATGCCGTAAGACACGTTAGTGCCTGGGTCACGGTAGTAGGTAGCGTCATCTAGCAGCACAGGTCGGTTGCCTACAAAGTTACCTGTTGGGCCAAGGGTGCGGTTGATAAATCCAGCAGGCCAAGTAAACATTTGATCTTGGGTACTGAAAACAGACAAACGCTCAGTATTCCATGAATCAATCATCTGATTTAGCGCCATCAGCGAATCTTGGGAAACAGACGCGGAAGTTGTCTCACCTTCGGCCAATACGCCAAGCAATCGCAATGCTCTGTTGATTTGATCGCCAGCAGTGTATATGGCCATATTACGCTCCTTGTTCTGCCGCCTCTAAACTGGGTCGGCCACGACGACGTTTAACTTCCAATTCGTTTGCAACAGGAGCCGCCTCAACAGGCGTGTCCAAAGTATACCTTGTCCAGCCATTTGTTTCATCATAAACGGCTTCAAGTTCCATCGTTGCAACTTTGCGGCCATGAACGGGGGGAGAAAGGTAAATTTCCATATTAAAAAGGGGGGCTTGTGGCCCCCCTCCTTTTTAGGCTTTCGCGACGTGGATTAAAGCAAAATTCAAAGTCAGCGCCTCAGACAAGCTGCCTGCGGATGCGTTTGAAATTACAACGGTAAATGACCCAGCAGCCACAGCAGCCACCGAAAGCAAATACGTTCCCGCAGTTGCCGCACCGCTTGCTAATGCCAGAATTGGAACATCATAAGCACCAACCGCGCTATTTGTCACTATAAATGCAACTTCAACCCCTGCGGCTAAAGCAGCATTATTTGTTACAATTTGACCAACAGATGCGTTGATGGTCACACCAGTAGATTTGCTAGTAGCTTGAGTAACAGTTGAAGGCGCTGTAGTAGAGCTTCCAGTGTTATACCCAAGTTGTCCACTTCCAGCCAAAGCATAGATTGTTGCTGAACCTTTAAGGTCTTGGTCTTCAAAAGCGACACCAATTGATTTAGTATTTGCCATAATTTTTTCCTTTAAAAAAGGAGGGCCAAAGCCCCCCATTTAAGTTTAGGCTACGCGATACACAGTGTACGCAGCATCGGCAGTCTTGCGGAACAAGAACTGCGCCGCGCCACTAACACCCGCTGCACTGCCGGTGATAGGAACAACCAAGTTGCCCACCGCAGTAATGCCAGTGCCCACAACCATCGTAATCAACCCAGTCGAAGTGCCTAAGTTAATAACTGTCAGTTCAAACGTGCTGTTAACTTTTGCGTTGGTGAACACTGCATCAATTAACGTTGCCGTTGGAAGCGTGTACGACGCTGCTGTGGTAGACGGGCTGCCTACCAAGATGCCGCCAGTAATTTGCGCGGCAGTCAAAGTGGCCGTAGCAGTAGCCGTTTGTGGCGCTGCTTGAACGCCCATGATGATTTCGTTGGTGTTGCCATCAGTGAACTGGTATCCACCGCCAGAATTAGGTAATGCCATGATAATTTTCCTTTAAAAAGTTTCTGATCAACCCCAGATGCGGCAGGCCATCTGTGGACGAATGGTGGAGAAGCCATACAGTACGTCAATACGGCAAGGCATACGATCATTGTTGATGTCATACTGACGAACAACGCGCAAGCTGATACCGTTGTGGACAGCGCGAGCAGCCATATCGACGCCTTGGGGCAGCAACAAGTCGGCGGTCGCAAAAGTAATCGCGTCTTTGTGGTAGACCAAGTTTTGAGCGTAAGCAGTAGAAGCAGCGCCCACAAAAGTCACGGCTTTGCTAGTAGCAGGCAGCACGTTCATGGTAGCCAGCGCGTGGTTGGCAGAGTACATAGGCGCGACAGTCACAGTCCAAGTACCAGACACAGCAGTGGCGGCAGCCAAAGCTACGAATTGAAACAATGAACCAGTGGTTTCACGGGTCTGTGGGTTGACAGCAAAGCAGTCAGCAATAGTGAACACGTCGCCAGCGGCGATAGTAGTGGTCACAGAGCCTTGGGCCAGAGTCAAAGTGGAAGAACCTTCAGTTGTCACAGCGGCGCTGGTTGTGGTGGATGCAGAAGCATCACGTGAGCCAGTGGTGTGCTGTTTGATGGACTGAGACATATTCACTTCGTCGAAGCCCAACACGCCAGTGCCCATCATGCCGTTCTTAAACTGCTTGCTGATGGTGTCGGTTGGGTTGAACAAACCTTTCATGCCTTCAACCAAACCAGCGTTAGCGGCAGGGTTGACGGTGGCGTAACGTGGTGACATCACGGCAGCGTTTTCGTTCAGCTTCTGCTGGGCTTGCAACAAGACCAAAGAAGTAGAAGGAGTGGTGCCAGGGGTGCCAACGGTGTTACCGATGGTTTTGTACGCATTGGCAACATCAGCATCAATGCTGGAGGCCAACTGGCTGATACGAGGCTTTAGAACACGTTCTGCGAAGTCATCCAATTGCATGGTCAATTCAGCAGATGTGAAGTTGACACCAATGTGCTTTTGGCTGGCCACAGACAAAGTGGTGAACTGTTCGTTGTCGTCCTGAACTTGCAGGGCGGCACCGTCGGTCACCAGAGCGCGGTCGGGCAAACGAATACGCAGGGTTGAACCAATCTTGGCACCTTCAACAGCGAAGCTGTCGTCGTACTGACGGTTCACGTTACGGGTGAGCACCAGGTTGTTCTCGAGGATCTCGAGAGCTTTGCGGGTGATCATGTCGATCGTTAAGATACTATTAGACATGGAAAAAATCCTTCACAAATTGTTTAGCGGTTTTGTGCTTCCCACTTCTTACGCTGTCTTGCTCGTTCAGCTTCAATCCACTGCGAATCGGTCATGGTCTTGGTAGACCGTGGATCCGTAGTGTCATAAGCTGGGCCTCCAGAGGAGCGAGCTGTAACCGGCGAAATCGGTGCTGGCGCTGACGTAGTTCTTTTCACGGGAGGATCGGTAGCCAACTTGGCCTCAATTCTCCCAATTTCTTTGGCCTGCATGATAGGCGCAAGACGAGATATGCGATCCGCTTCCTTGGGGTTAGCACCGAGGTAGTAAGCTACTTCAGGGCCTGCATCCGAGGCTTGAATCGTCTGAGCCATCACGTTAGTAATTGGCAGCTTGGGGTTGTAGGCGACTTGTTCAAAATCGTCGTACTTAGTCCGAGCTTCCTCTTCCTTTTCGTGGTAAGACTCAAGAATTGCAGATTGCTGCCTTGCTTCTTCTCGCTGGGCAAGCAGTTGTTCGGCTTTCTGGTAGGCCAATGCGTCTGCATAGGCTTCAGGGCTTTCAAACTGATCGACTGGCGGGACGTCTGCTGGCGCTCTCAGCGTCTGGGCTTCCGCTTGACGTTGAGACTGCTCTCTTTCCCACTTACGTTGCTCTCTTGCAAGTCGTTTGCCGATTGCTGCATCAAGTTCTTCTTGGGTAAAAACCCTTGAAGGCTCTTTTGCTTCTTCAGCGACTTCCGGCGTTTGAGTTGCTTCCTGAGTGGCCGTCACTTCTGGAGCTGGCGCGGAGTCGACTTCCGCTAAGGGTTGTTGGACTTCTTCAGTCATTTTTGAATCTCAATGATTCCCTGGTGATCGCACCAGTACGGTTTTTGCAATCTTACATCGAAATTTCATAAAAACCAGTCAAATTCATCGTGAATGTGCCAGCACCAAAAGCCGTGTCTGTAATTGCACTACGACCTGTTGCTGTTGTTTGACCAAGAACAATAACAGTAGAACTTGTATTAATATTTGCATCGGGGGCACCTGTTAAACCGACGAACCCGGAAATAAATTGAACAGGAACTGTTTGCGAAATACTGTTATCGCTTGTAAAAGGCAAACCAGTAACTGTTGCGTCACCTGTTGAAGTGCCTTTGCTAGTTACGATCAAGCGAATTTGGAAAAATAGCCTTGATCCAATTTTTTTGTATCTTCCAACTTGTGTTGCGTAGGTAACACCCACACTTGCACCGCCAAAAGCAACCGCAGGTGTAAACGTTTCCTCTGCAAAATACAAAGCGCTTCCGACTTGTGCAGGGTTGTAGTCTGGTCGCCCAGTGTTACCTAGCATCACAATATTTTCGCATTGATCACTGTCAAGAGTTAAACCGTAATCAGTTATGCCAGTACCAAAACGATTAGCTGTTATAGATACGCCAAGTGCTTGTCTGTTTACAGAAACTCCAGTATTAGCACAATTAATGGCGTTGCTCATACTGTTAAAAATGTTACCAGCAATATTAACGCCATATCCTTTTTCAATTCTTATGCCACTGCCGACATATTGGTCCCCAAAAAGTTTGTTACCTGAAATATTAACGCCCTGACTAAAAATATTTGCTTCTTGATCGCCTAACTGAATCATGCGCGTCATTGTTAGATCTCTAGGCTCCATGTAATTGCCAGTAATCGATAACCCATTGTTTCTTTTGGCAAGAATATTAACAGGAACACGGTGTACATCAAAATTACAGCCCGAAATAGTTACCATTGACATTGGGCCTGTGTTGCCCATTGTAATTACGCTATTTGGCGTTGTCGTGCCGCCAGCCGTTGTATTTAATGACCCAAACGTACAGTTTGTAATTTTTGTAGAGTGCGCGGTTTCGTCAAAAACAATGTGGTTTGTTTTATGATCATACGACACTACGTTGTCAATAACCGAAGAAAAGCAAGATTCTATAAAGTAAATTCCTGTGTAGGCTTCATAGATGCCCATTTTTTCAATTAACAAATTGCTGGACAGCGTTGCGCGAATAGCGTTGCATTTACTTTCACATAAAATACTAAGTTGACGAATCTGAAAACCTCTAGCGGTAGTAAGATCAATTATCCAAACTGCTGAACTATCTACACCGTCGTACACAATTCTTGAAGCGCCCTGATTGTCTACCCCAACATTAAAAATTTCAACTCCACGGCCATCCCCGTACATTATAAAATTTTTACACGTGATAGGGCTAAAACCAGATGTTATCCGGTAATCGCCTGCGGGAAAAAATAAACTTTGTGGATTGTTAATATCGGCTGTGCAATAATTAATAGCACTTTGAATTGCTGACGTGTCATCAGTTGTGCCATTTCCAGTAGCGCCAAAATCTTTGACATTGATAATTGTATTTCTATAGTTGGAAATGTTGTCATAAGTGCCAATCAATACATCATTACTGTCTTTTAGCACAAATTTGTACTGAGAAGCGTTAATTAACCAAATTTCGCCGCCTGGCACACGGCCAGCCGAATCTAAAATAATTGGATTAGTGTGTGCTGTTGACCCACCAAAGCTGGTGTATGTTTCTTGATTGGTAGTTGTACCAGCAGCGTAAGTGTAAATCTTTCCACCAGATAAGATTACGCCGTTGTTAGTAAAGAATTGGGCCGCTGCGCCGCCCAATGGGGAGAGATTAACGGCCATGTTTTATCCTTTTACAAGTAGTAGCTAATGTTTAACTTAGCGCCACCAACCTGTTCAATAAACTTGATGTTGGTTAGGTCACCATCATACTGCAAAGGTATTCCAACTGCCAAAGGCATACCGACAGATGACGATGGCGATGTGCCATCGTCGCGCCAGCGAACAGCTTGACCTTCAGCAACAATCAATGCAAACACTGGTTTGCCATTTTGACCGTTTGGAGTTGTTTGGGGAACTGTCAAATTGGCCGCACTAGATAAGCTGGTAATTTGCTGGTAACCCATGCAGGTCGTTACAGCTTTTAAATTCATGGTCATAATTAAAATCTCCGAGGTTGAGTGAATGAGCGCAAACGCATTGTAATTTCATTGCCAATGCTAGGGGTGGTGCTAAAAAGCCAACCTGTGTTGTTGCCCACGTCCACGTTTGTTATAGCCAAAGCATCAAAAATTGCTCCACCAGTGGCGTTGCTGTCTTGAACGGTCAAATACTCTACCGTGACAGTTCCGCTTGCTTGTGACAATGTAGCTTGCGATCCAAATGTTGTGCTTAACAAATACTTAGCGTTTGTGCCCGATGTGGCAAATGCCCCTACGGTGTTTGTTGTGCCCGACTTGAGTTGTAACGTGCCATTAATCATTGTCAACGCTCGGGTAGAGCCTAGCGTCAGGGCATCTTGGAGTTGGAATATGCCACCTACACCGTTGAAGGTGACGGGGAAATCAAGTGTCTTGCCGTTAGTGGTAATGTTCTGGGAAGTGGTTGTGGCAAACGTAGTTATTTCCGTTCCAGAGCCAACAGTCATTCCTGCTGCAAGTGTGTAGCTGCCGTGGACTGTTTGTTGAGAATTGGTAAACGTACCCGTAAAACCCGTGAAATCTATAGTGCCCACACGGCGGCTTGTGGCTGTAAAAGTAACTGTATCTGAACCACCATTGATGTAAAAATTTAATGCCGTAGCTTCAGTGCTCGTTGTGGTTGTGCTTGGATTAAATGTTCGTGTGCCAGATGTTGCAGGGCCAAGGGCTTCAATACGGGATGTTCCTGTGTAAGTAAAACCCGTGCCAGTTGCATTATTCCAAACAGTTGCGCCAGTACCTGTCAATACAATCTTGCCTGTACCAAAAGCCAATACTCTGGTATTGCTATTGTTTGAACTAAATTGCCCCGTAGTCAGTGTATAACTTACCAAATTCAGCGTTCCGTTGGTTAACGTGGCAGTACGAGTAGCGCCTAAAGTTAATGCCGAGGCAAGTTGAAAAGTACCACCTACACCGTTAAATGTAATAGACGCCGAAATACTAACACCATTGGTAGTAATTGTATTTGTGCCAGAGGTGGCAGCAAAAGTTATTGTTCCTGTAGCATTCCAAACAGTTGCCGAAACTAAAGACAACGAACCGCTAATGGCAAGAGTTCCAGTACTAGAAAAAGTTACTGTACCTGCCGACACTGTGAAGTTTAGACAAGTTAGCGCACCCGTCAAAGTAACGGTGTAGGTGCTGGATTGGTCAAAAATTACCGAATCAGACGCAGTAGGAACAGATGCGCCACTGGCTCCCCCAGAAGACGCAGACCAGTTGGTTGTGGATGTGGTGTTCCATGTACCCGTTCCACCAACCCAATATCTATCTGCCATGATTACTCCTCGACAGGCTCGTCAACAACAGGAGGTGGGTTCTTGACATAATTATCCCACTTGTCGTATCGGGCTTGCTTCATCGCTTCAATCTCAGCATCAGTCAGACCATGGTTATCCGCTAGATGCAAAGCATCAGTAAATCCGTTGATGGTGAAGTCAATTTTTATCACGCCAAAAACCTCAACTTGTACAGGGTTCGCAGATATATCTCAACAATGTTATCAATCAACTGTTGTAATGATGAATCAGTTTTATCACACACATCGTAACGAGCGCCTTCAATTTCAGCAAGTGAATCTTGCAAAAACTCAATAATGTTAGATGTCTTTTTTGCCGAATTTAAAGTAATAGGGCCAATCAAACCATAGCGGCCTTGGTACGCTTCAGCAAAGTCATCAGCCGCACCAATGATGCGCTCATAAAAAATATTGAGTGCTATGTGCTTGCTGTAGCTGCGAGTGTTCAAGTGCACAGAATGTGCAACATCCCGTGCCAAAAACAGCAAGCCTAAAAATTCATTTGCTTTCATTGTGGTATTCCCATTTCTTCTTCGGGCATCATCTCCATAGGCTCTTCACGCATCTCTGGCATTTGGTTCATCATGTCTTGCGACTCCATCGCCGCAGCAACCACACCCATAGCAATATCTTGGATTTGTTGCTCAGTCATGCTAGCCTGCACCGCAGAAATCCGCTTGGTTTCGGCTTCGTACATCTTAACTTCGGCTTCAAAGTCTTTACGTTGCTGCTCTTGCACCTCAATAGACTTGCCGACGTTTTGGATCATCTGGTGCATTTGTTCCATCTCTTGACCCATCGCTTGCATCTGCTGCTCGGCCATTTGCAACTCTGGTGACTTGTCGCCATCTTCCATGAGCTTGGGATCAATAGTCTTGGCAAAGCGTTTGGCCATCTCTTGGGCACCAGGCCAGTCCATGTTCTTCACAAACAAGTCCCCTGCCACTTGCCACAGTTGGGGGTTACCCTGTAACAGTTGAGCCATTGCTTCCAAGGCCTCTTGGCGTTTGGTTGCGTAACCTGGGCCTGTGGCCACCACCACGTCGTACTTGCCGACGCTTGGGTTGTAAATTTTGTCAATTACTATGTCGCCTTGCATGATCTTCTTGACGGCTTCAGGCTGATCAGGGTTTAACTTGACCATATCGGTGTCACCGTCTATGCCAATGATGCGAGCCACACGCTGGGTGTCGTACACCTTGGGGATCAAGTCCACAAGCTGGCGCACAATGTGACGCACACCACGGGCTAAGTTGTCACCGTAGTGGTAAGTACCAACATCACCCTCGCGCTGACGCGCAAGAATGGCTTTGCCGCTGCGTTCATTGGAAGTCATGCCCAAAGATGCGTTGTATTGGCCAGTAGATGCCTTAATGTCCTCAGATGCGCCTGCTTTGGCCTGCAACAGCCCGCTGGAGGCCATTGGCGGCTGCGCACGCTGGGGTAGTGGCAGTGTAGCGCCCGCGCCGTCTGTAACGTCTGGATTGACTTCCAAGTACGGCCAGTTGGTCGTGTTGGCAGTCTTCCACTGGTTCTCATAACCTTCAAACTGACCACCGTAGCCAATAAATGGCGCTTTGGGTGCAAGGGCCAGCATCTCTGCCTCTTGGCTCACCCAGTAGTTGTACATACGCTGAGCATCCTTGGCGTTTCGCACCAAGCCCGACACGTACAAGCGGCCATCAACCTCAAACTCATTACCAACAATGCGAACTACGGGGATGTATTTCCCCGCCCACTCACGCTCTTCAAGAATTTCATAGCCGTTAATCTTGCAGTATTTAATCTTGACACGATCCGATTCACGAGATCTTTTAGGTTTGCCATAAATTGCTTTCAGTTGTTTATCTTCTAAAGTGCCTTCAAATGCGGTCACGTTCCCAGGGTACATATTAAGCGTTGCTCTGTCGTAATCTACATAGTAGTAGTCAGCAACGCGGATGGTGTCTTCCATAAGCCATTGGCTTAGATTTTGGTCACCCACACCCAGCGTTTGCAAGGTGGTAATGGGTGCGGAGTCGGGATACATCCGCTGGTATTCGTCTTTGGTAATGTCTTCAGTAACGAAACACCATTTGGCGTCTGCACCAGTTGGGTCTTGGATGGTTGGGTCCATGTAGACGCTGAATGAGTTGCGTACACGGCCAATCTTGATGTCTTGATCAAACGTGTTTTCGTCGCAGTATTCAGTCAGGATGCGGATGTAACCTTCGCCGTAGGAGACTTGGTTTTCGCAGGCCGTGTCGTAAGCAACGTCGGCGTCTGATATGTACTCAATGTGTCTGACCATTCCATTGAAGATTTCTGCAACTTCAACGTCTGCATGGTCGTCGGCTGGAATAACTTTGCCACTTGGGCGGTTTTGTCTTTGGTCATTGGTCACCTGTCTTACGTGCTGGGGTAACTTATTGATCGTCAGACACGGTCTGGCGTTAATCGTTTGACCTTGCACCGCACCACGGGTTGCCAACACATCTGCTGGCCACTGCCAACGGTTGTCAGGCGAGCCAGCGTAGAACTTCAGGTCGTCGATTTCATCTTCACGCGATTCAGACAACGCGCCAATGGCCATGTCCAAACGCGAGCGAGCAGTCGCTAAGATACTAGACGATGAGTCCTTGTCCTTGCCACCGTTGGCCACAGCACCGGCTGCGGCGATGCCTGTGTAATCAGCCATTATTTCTTCTTCTTTTCTGCTTCGCGCTTGACTGCATACGCAATTGCCACGGCCTGTTTCACCGGCTTACCAGCTTTAACTTCCGCTTTGATGTTCTTGCGGAAGGCTTCGGGTGTTTTTGATTTAACGAGTGGCATGTTATTTCTTCTTTGCAGTTTTAGCTGACTCTTTAAACGCCTTGGCAGTCGGCGCACCTTCAGCGCCTGGCTTTCTCATCTTCTCTTTACTGCCCGCAGCGATACGCTCGCGCTTGGCGTGAATGTTTGCATAGAGTCCAGGTTTGGTAGCCATGTCAACACTTCCATCTTTTAAGAGCTGCTTTAGCGCGTTCGCCGTCTTTGGCGTTGGCCGCTACAGCGCCCATTCTTGCACAAAATGAATCTTTACGGCCTTGGTCTGCCTTGGTCTTAGGGTTGGGTGCAGGTGCCTTAAGGTTAGAACCCGTTGCCGCATTGTACTTCTCGCGTCCTTTGGCAGTCAAACCAGCCCCCTTGGATGTGGGTAGCTTCTCGCCTCGACCTACTGACAGAGATACTTTTTTTGTCATGATCCCATCCATGATGCGTTGACCCCACTACCCTGCATGTTTACGCGGCGGGTTGGCTCAACATACTGCCGATGTGCTACAGGAAATGCAAATGTAACAGCAATTGCGTCGGCGGCATCTGGGGACGCCAGCCCACGCGACTTCATGTCTTTCTTGCTTTCCAAAAAAATTGTTCCACGTGAATCAGGCTTCATCATAGGCGAAATTAAATCAGTTTTCAAGAACCGATCATTAGGAATGGCGGCGGTTTTTAGCCACTCCCTCATGTCGCCCCACATCTGCGCACGCATATTGCCGTACATGATCGGGTTTTTGGCCTTGTTTCCAAAGTTCACGCCCTTGATTTTGTACCGCTGCTCTTTGAGCCGATCCACAATCCCAGCGCCTAAGCCACCTTCGTCTATGACTACTAAAACAGGTTTGTACTCTTCAATCGCCTCAATCACGTGCCCCACCACCGTCATAGTGTCGTCGCCTCGATGGCGCATTATCTTCACAATATCGCGCCCCTGCCGCACCGCGATGACCGTGGCATCCGCTCCAAACCGTGCGGGGTCTACGCCAATCACAATAGGTGCGCTCAGGTCTTGGTACTTGGTGCGTTTCATCGCATCGTCCACTATGTCAGCCCCAATGAACTGGTCATCGCCCGCGTTGGGGAACTGACCGTACACCTCGACGTGCGCCTGCGCCGAGTCTGGCCCATATTCATCAATAATCCGCTGATAGACCGCTTTGTCGGTGCCCTCGACCGTGCGGGCGTCCACCACACGAGTGCGCCAGAACTCTCTTTTACTGTTAAACGCTTCGTAGAAGTACCCCGTGTTGCGCCGTGGGTTGGAAAACGCCATCCAGAAGCGATTTGGCGTGTTTTCTGTAAAGAAACCACCAGTCACCGCCCAAATTGAGTCGTCAATACCTGATGCTTCGTCAAAAACCACCAACACACCATCAAAATTGTGCACACCAGCGTACGCATCAGGGTTTTCCGCTGACCATAAGCGTCCCTCGACGCCCCAGTAGCGGGTGCCCTTCTTTAAATCCCGTTCCACAAGCTCAGTCAACCACTTGGCTGGCATCACACGGGTGGCTGAAACCTCAAACCAGTGGCTGTTAATCGACATCGCTAGCCATTTTGTGATCTCGGCCCAGGTGATACTGCGGAGCTGGGACTCACTGTTAGCCGATATGATGGTCGTCGAGCCAATCCTGGTGGCCACCATCCATATAGTTATCCAACTGACCAGTGCCGACTTACCAATACCACGGCCAGACGATATGGCCTCTTGCAATACGCCAAAATCCAGCTTACTCTGGTTTAGTTTGATGTGCTCCGCAATATCCAACAGCACCTCGCGCTGCCATTTGCGCGGGCCTTGGAAGTTTTCTAGCGGCGTACCCTTGACACCCCACGGAAACGCAAACATTACAAACGCCAGCGGGTTGTCCTTGATGGCCGGACTCCAGAGTCTGGCCATCAGTTCCTGTTCGTCTTCAGCGCTGTAGATGGTGTTCTGCATGTGTCTCTTGTTCTAAGCGTGGGCTTGGTTCGTTAGCAATTACATCAATTACCCGTGACTCCGCTTGGCGCAACGCGCCGATGATGCTGATGCGCTGATCGACATCTATGCTGATGGACTGCTTGGCCACCCAGCCGTGTGAGTGTTGCAGGATTGCCAGCGCCGCCTTGGCGTCGCCTTCGGTTGCTGCTTTGTGCAAACACTTGGACATCTCCAGCTCGCCGTCGGCTTTGCCCTTGAGCGCCGCCATGTCCGCGACGGGGTCTAGCTCGCACAGTTGCCGATACTCGGTAGGCAACATGCCGGAGGCCAGCGCCAATGCGTCGCCCTTGAGGCCGAGCTTGGCGGCTTCGTAGATTTTGTTTAGCCGTGCTTCGGTTGCAACAACCTTGCGCGGCTCAAATGGAAGACTGTGAAACATGTGCTCGAATATACCAAACGTGGGTCATGTGGGCAATTATTTTGAAACTTGGGGTCGTGTAGCCATTTTTTAAAAATAAAAAAAAATTGTTTGTGATCCCTTCGTTACCGTGACCCATCGGCCACCGGCCCTACCCCCCTCCCCCTAAGTTAGTGAGCACTTACTTACAGCACTAAGTTAGTGAGTGCTAACTAACATCCACAAGTTAGTGGCCGCTAACTTAGGCGAAGTGAGTGCATACTAACTTAGCCTGGCGAAGTGAGTGCATACTAACTTGGTTATGTTAGTGGGTACTAACTTGGGTATGTTAGTGGCTACTAACCTATGGCCATATGCTTATCAAAAGCATAATGTAGGCAATGTAGGCAATGTTGTCATCCGTTTTTAGTCGCTGGCCAAACGTGATCCCATACCTATCTATTAGCACTATAGTACTACACATATTAATTTTTCAAGATAATTACAAACAATGACAATATGACCCACAAACAAGCAAAAAATCAATGGCCACAAGGTTTTTTTGTAGGTCATTCGCGGCCGTGTCAATCGCCTACACTTAGCCCAAAACGCCCACACAATATAGGGTAAACACCTATAGATTTATGTAAATAATTCCCTTACGCTATCAGTGCGCGCAAGCGCAGCAAGCCCTATTCTCAAATCAACTACAGGAAAGTACAGCATGAAGATTATTAAATTTAACACCGGCCGCGAATATTCCGAGCATGGCCAGCGCATTGTGGCCATGCAATTAGACAATGGCCATATTATTTTGGTCGATCTAGATCGGCATATTGACCTTATGTTATTGGCCGGTGTCGGTTTTAATCAGCTCGAAATTATGCAAGCCTACGATCACGCGTGGCAAACATACCCCGAAAAAATCGGCATGTCATACAGTGAATACTACGATATCGTGCGCGAGCTGCGCGAGCTGGCCGCTTAATTCAATCAACTACAGGAAAGTACAGCATGAAAATTCTAGGATATATCGCATATGAGGGCCCCAGCGTTATCGACGGCTCGCCGATTGTCGTTATCGTTAACAAAATCGACGGCTCCGACAATGTCAAAACTGGCGCGATGGTGCAAACCTTTATCATCCGCTCCGATATTTCACCAATCGACGCGTTGAACACCGGTGCCGACGTGTCGATATGTGGTGATTGTGGCCACCGGCCGTATTTGATCAAAACCGGCGAGAGTGACGAACCGCCGTGTTATGTCAACGTCGGTCGATCGGTTCGTAGCGTATTTGAAGCATATAAACGCGGCCGGTATGTCAAAGCCGACGCGGCCACAATCGCGCGCGCGTTATCTGAAAAAATAGTACGGCTCGGCACGTATGGCGATCCATTCGCGGCACCGGTGGCGATGTGGCTAAAAATCTTACGGTATGCAGCTGGCCACCGTGGTTACACGCACCAATGGCAGCGGCCTGATTTTGACGTGCAAGCCTGGGCTCCGCTGGTCATGGCCAGCGCGGATAACATCGACGAAGCAGCGCGCGCGAATTTACTTGGCATGCGGGTTTTTAGGGTTTCCGTCGGTGTTGACGTGCAAGCTGGT